AGACGGGAAACCACTAGACGACGCAACCTGCAACGAAGTGTCAGATGCGCCAATCGACGACGCCAACGTCGTCGTAACAGCGGTAGAAGAATAATACCGAGCCGGAGTTCCCATGCTTTACCTCGTGTATTGAATGATCGACAAGTAGTTGTCCTGCTGCTTCGCCTTCTCCTCAGACAAACGAACACTGAACAACTGATACAAGTAACGGGCAACAGAAGAGGACTCGCCAGCACCCACAGGCGTATCCATCACATCGGCAGTCGGAGCGACAGCCGTAACCTTGCCGGGGTCAATCGTCGAAACCAGACGCCACATCGCACCCAAGCGAATAACATCCTCACTCGACACAGGCAAACCGGACACCGAAACGAAATCATCACCATCATCAGACAGGGGAGTGGGGTACTTCGTGTACTGAACACGAACATCCCTGCCCGACATCGGAGCCTCCAACAACACAATCGCCGAACGAATCGTCGAAGCATCCCCCGCAGCACGAAAGTTCCGATCAACACGGAAACGCCTCAACAACGGCCACACATCCGACGTATCCGGCGAATCCCACGACACACCCGTAATGTCCTGAAAATCCGTAGGCAACGGATACGCGAACGTAGTCCCATCAAACTCAAACGTGTGCGAACCAATCGAACGCAAATCAATACCACGAATCGTGTCATTGATCGCACGCTTCACCTGATCACGCGGAAACGTCGGATTATTGCGAACCAAAGTATTGATCGCATGAGAAGTGGCAGTCGTACCACGATAGCCCCGAGCACCCGGCAACACATCAAACGTGCCAGAGTTCTTATTCACACTCTTCACATACACGATCTCGTCGCCGACCTCAACGATACCGCGACTAACACTCGACGCCTCATCCACAGTCATCGTTGTATCGCTATCCGATACAGCCTGCGTCAGAACCGTGATCGACTCCTGGCTACGAACATACGAAGAGATCTCCGCGAGAACATCCTCAACAATCTCCGCAAACGTACTCACAACCGAACCGCCTTACCGAGACTGTCAGAAACCTGAACAGCAGCCTTGATGTCATTCATCTTCGTAGACTTCGGTTGAACACCCTGCTTACGGGCCGACCTGTAAGCATCCAACTCACGGTCATTAGCCTTGTTCTTAGCGTGAGCATCCAGCGACACCCACTGAAGAGTGGACGCCTTACACCCGAAGCAACCATCCACGAACTCACGATGAGTTCGCTCCCTATGAATTGACATACTCTCCGTAGCCACCCGCAATCAAATCCTGTGCTTCCTCATCCGTAATCTCATGCAACATGCCGCCCTGATAAGAACGCTGACACGAACGAAGAAAATTCTGAGAAGGAGTAACCACGTTGCGCCACGTCCCATCAGCGGTCTTACACACCCAATAGCCCTCGTGAGTGTCAGCAAACCAAATAGGGTTATCCATGCCGTACTTGTAAGTACGCCACGGAGTCTCAAAGATCGCCATGATTCTCCTGTCATAGCGGAGGGGCCGACCCGAAGGCCGACCCCTCCACAATGGACTAAGCAGCGATGCTGCTCTGCACCTTGATGTCGTAACGCGCCTCGTTACGGTAGATGTTCCAGCCCAAAAAGGCTTTCCATCCGACCGTGCGGAAGCGACGCAACTTATCGACATCCGGAGCCACGACAGTGCGCGGCTCGTACTGAACTGCCTCAGCAAGTGCTTGCTTGCCGAGGATCAGAACGTCGTACACCGAGTCACCCGAACCATCTCCAACGGTGTCGGTCAAGACCTCCGCACGCGGGGTCTCAATCCACTTCACACCCTCGAAGACGCCAACTTCCCCGTCCCAGATTGCTCCGGTTCCGGTGTCGTTGTAGATGTGCGGCGCACGCCACTGATCGTTACCCTGAGTGTTCGCTTCGCTCCGAAGGTCGAAGGAAACGTCGGGGTGCATGAATCCGACAAAGTACGAACCCTCACGCGGCTGCACGTTACCTGCACGCAGGCGAGCAACTGCCTTCCGAATGGAAGCAGAGGTGATCGTCGGGGTAGCCTCGCCAGTCAAATCCTCACCAGGGCAAGCCGGGTTGCTAGTGCTACCCGCCTTGTCAGTGAAGTTCTGCTGAGCACCCACCATGACCTGCCAGACAAGAGCGTCCAGAGAGTCACGCTGGTTGTACGCGAGAATGTCGGCCACTGCCGGATCAACCTTGGAGATCGACTCCAAAGCCAACCGCTCAGTGGTGGTGACGGCATTGCCGTACTCGTTGACGGTGATCGACACCTTGGAGGTGTTCTCCATCGCCTGAGAAGCAATGTCTTGCAGTTCGTTGAGAGAGGCCGTCACCCGAGGAATGTCGTTATGCAACTGCATCACGACAGTAGAACCAGGCGAAGTGACATCGACTGGCTTCTTATCCGCGAACTTGCGGAACATCGGCTCAGATCGAAGGGCCATCTCAACAAACTTGTCGTAAGCAGTGATGATCAAATGATCCATCGTCGAACGACTCGTCGTATCCGCAATATGGGTATGCGACGTAGTACCGATGGGGTTGTTCGCCATTGCTCACTCCTTTCTACTGTTTGTTGGGATCAATTACGCACCGCGTAAAATGGCCTGCAACTCATCAGTCGAAGTAGCCGAGTTGATCATGTCCTCGACACTTGCACCCACGGAAGGATCAATCCCTCCGTCTGTCAGTTGAGCCATTTGCTCAGCGGCTTGGACGAGTTCAGGGTCATACTCGACATCGAATTCGCCTTCGGCGTATTCCTCGTCGTCGTACAACTCACCATCGTCCTCGATGGCCTCAATACCAAACACGTCGGCGTTGCTGTCCAGCCAGTCGTAGAGATCATCCATATCCTCTACATCTTCTGGAACATACTCAGCCAAAGCCGGATTCACACCCGACTCCTCCAGTGCCGTTGCGATGTCATTGACACGAACCACGTCATAGAGTTCGTCCAATTCACCGTCTCGCTCATCAAGAGCACTCGACAGTTCCTTGATCTGCTTACGCAGATGCTTGATCAACTCCGAACCCGACATGGATTCTTCGTCATATTCATCGTATTGGGCCATCTGTTACACCCTTCCTATGGTTAGCCCTTCAATGGGTTGCGCCACCCTCATCGCGTCAAGGGGAGTACCGCGAATGGCTGTGACGGCTATCGGTCTACTTACTCACGCAGGGGCCGACCGATCCTGCTGTGGGTGGACGAGGCGGGAGTTGCACCCGCGTCCACGCTCAGTCCCTTCTAGGGTCTTCTTAGCGTGTCTACTCTTCACTCGCCCGAAGCGTCCAGGGGACGCTAAACATCTGCGCGACGGCTCAACGACCTTCGACCCAACGCGCTTTCTTTCTTGAACTGTGCCCGCTCCTTGCTGGCGAACTTGCGACGCTTCTTACCGATAGTTGCGCCACCCTCCAGGCTGGCCGACTCACGAACAATGCCCTCATAGTTCATCGAGTTATCGCCATACAACTTGCCAAGTCGGGTGACATCACCCTCCATCGCGGTAGCAGTAGTGAAGGCTTGCTCAGCCATGTCACCCTTGCCAGCGTCAAAGATTTCCTCAGCGAAGTCCCTTCCGATATTTCTGCCGCCAACGCGCTCGCTTGCAGCCCCGATCTCCGCTGTCTCGTACTGCCTCTGCAATTCCCTGTAAGAGTTCAATCCATAAGGGTTGTTGGCTGCACGCTGATTCAGCAGCGGCTCCGCCTTGGTCGGATCTAACAGGTACGAAACCATCTCGCCCGTCGTCAATCCATAGTACGTAGATAACTGCTCCTTTACGTAATCGTCAGCCTCATTCAAGGCTGAATATGCAGTATCGACACGATTGCGGAACTCGGCGATGCTGATGCTGTTGCCGATCAAGTTGGCGAAATCGTCGGGGCTGTCGTAGAAACCACCTGGCATGTCAGCATCCTGAAGCACCTCACGGTACTGACGTTCCTGCTCGATGTATTGCGCTGGCGTCAACATGCGGTCACCAGGGCGACCCTCGCCCCGCGCCATACGCGCACGAATAACCTCATTACCCTTGAAGCGTTGCTTGTAAGCGTCAGAGGTGTAGATCTCGTTCATGATCTGCGCTTCAGACGGGTCAAGGTAAGTGTTGTAAACCTTGTCGATTGCGTTCTTGATGCTACTGACCAGTGCGGAACCTAAACCAAGGTTCTGGAACATCGTGTCAACGGCATCACCAGCGGAGCGTGAACGCTCCCGGTAGATCTCCCGCTCCGTGCCATCGGACAAGCGTTCAACGGTGACGAGGTAACCGCCGAGGACGCGCTTCTGGTAAGTGCCTGTAACTGTGGGTGCGGCTGGCCCACCGCCACCACCACCGCCGCTGGGTGGCGGTATTTCCATGCCGCCCGGCGGGATGCGCGATTCAATGTGACGCTTACCACCGCCACTAGCCGCGCTACTGGCGGCACTGATCGCAGTCATCATTCGACCGAGCGAATTCTGTACCGCTGCACCGCCACTGTTTACGTTAGATGCGTAATTCCTAGCAGCCTCAATGTTGCCTTTGGCGAGTTCCTCATTGACTCGCCGCTCCATGTCATAGGCGTACCTCTTGGTTACCATGCGCTACCCCAAGAACCCGAAGTCTTTGAGAATCCGCGAAGCAATATCCGTCTTCTCCTTGATCGCGGTAGACGTGTAATCGAACCGCTCATCCTTACGCGCCATCATTCGCACGTCATACAAGTTCAACGGCTGCCACTCACCCTCAGGACTCATGCTGTTCACCACGCGCTGCATGAGCGGATCATTGAAATCAATCTCCGGTAACTCCAACTCGTTCTGCAACACACGCTTGTACGGGTCAATAGCCGTCAACACGTCGTAACCCTGATCAATCTGCTTCGACAAGCCCGGATACAAACCCTTAGCCATATCCTTCAACTCTTGATCCAAAGCGTTCTGCTCGATGTCACCATCCATGTAACGCTCAAGAGTGCGCTGGAACCACGAAGTAAACGCAGTATTCGACATCGACGTGTCAATGCCATAGTTACGGGCCAACTGATACAACTCATCAGCCATAACCCCGGCCTCGCCGTCGAAGTCATAAACCTCAACACCAGCGATAGTTTGAGTGTTCTCAAAGTTCACATAGCCATTGACAACATCATCAAGCCACTCAGGGTCATACTCCTCATACGACTTCCGGCTCTCCGAAACGCCATACCAAGCCTTCTCCGCCAGGTCGCGCAACGTCGCATCATCGGGAACCTCAGCCCCGCGAGCCTCAAACCGCTTACGAAGTTCCTCAACATCCTTATCAAGAATGGAATTGAAAACATCGTCGCCAAGTTCACGACGCTGCTTATCCTTCTCCATCCAGCCAGTGTTGTACTTCTGATACCACTTGCTGCCCTTGATGGTGGCCTCGATGATCGCCGGGCTAGTAACCCGATCCCTAATCATCTGCTCAAACAACGGGACAAGTTCATCGGCGTAAGCCTCTAAATACGCTGCGCTGTAACCGAACTGCGCCGCATACTTTTCAAGATCGAGAGTGTCGATCTTGGAACCCTTTTTCTCAAACCGCTTCATCTCCTTCTTGGAGATGTTGCCGTCATTGTTCCGGTCAATGGGGTTGTAAACCATCAGTAACCAGCCCCAGCCATGCGTTCCTGCAAGTCAGCACCAGGACGGTTGCTCGGATCTTTCAAGATATTATCGAGAACACCCAGGAAGTTCATTGCCTT